GTCACCTGTCTGATAGCATAGATAGAGTCAATGCAAGGATCGGGCAATAACCAACCGTTGTCATCAAAGATACGTCTGAAGAAACCTTGCAGTAGTGCAGGGAGACTCCCTCCTCTTTTCCAAGGTTTAAAACCTTCGAAATCGGAACGTGAGACGCGACCGGATGAAAGCCCTTTTAGAAGAGCATCATCTAGTCTGGGTAAGGTAATCGAAAGAAAACCCCACCCTTCTCTTTGATAACGATTACTTATTTCTAAGTAATCGCGTTCGACGGGTTGATCTGGCTGCAATCTTACATCGAGTAAGACCCGCCTGAGGAGCCTGGTCGGTATTTTCATCACTTCCTCCGTATGTTACGAGGTGTGGTGAGACCGTTCCATGCACGATACTGGCGTTAGTTTTCGCCAGCAATGACTCGTTTGAGCTTCTCACCATCACTAGGATTGGTGAAGCCAAGCAAACCGGACCACAAGTTGAGCAAATCCGCGTCGGAAAAACCGAAACGTGGCTCATCGAAGGCCAGAATGCAGGAAGCAGATACTTCCTTCGAGACCCCAGAAATGGGGTCTTCAACTATCTTCGGCACGGTGAATCGCATTTCGCGACGAAAACGTGCGGCAGTCTTGTTCTGACGAACTGTCAGTTCAATATTGTCCGGGGCATAGAGAAAGCGGCCAAGGACTTCAGGATTTGAAGTACCTTGGCGAGCAAACACTTTGTCACCGAAGTAGTTGATAGTCATTGGATCGGGTAGCATGGAAATCTCCTATGTTCCATCGAAGGGAACTTTGTTTAACACCAAAGTTTTCCGCGTCTCACGACGGGGTGTCCTTATCTTTTTGCGATAGATGAATAACCTAAAGCGCCAAGAATAGACATCTGATGGTCTGTAGGTGATGTCAGACCAAAGCCGAAAGGAGTTGCATAATCACGCATCTTAACGGTGCGAGAAATGCGATGATGAGTTCCGGCAATTCCCACTCCAACACCACTCGAAGAGTAGTAAACAGTGGAGAAATCGTTCTTAACCCAATAATCTTGTTCGAGCATGACATAAGCGTAGTCGAACCAAACGGAATCGGCTACGCCATTGTCAACTGCGGACATGAAATCGCCAAGGCCTGTGAAATAATCCATAAGCCATGACCATGGGATAATATCGTAGAGCTGGGATGGGGACATAAT